GTCTGGATCGTTACGTTGTTAAGCGTGATCCAATGGGTAACGTTACACACATAGCAGTCAAAGAAACGGTAGCACCTATGATGTTACCTGAGAGTGTTCGTGAAGAAGTGTACCGTGAAGAGAAGGAGAACACCTGCGACCTGTATACATCTATCGTTAGAGAGGGAGACAAGTTTAATGTACAACAAGACGTCAAAGGTATCGTTATTGAAGAGAGCATCGGATCGTATCCAGTAGAGAAGTCTCCTTGGTTACCGTTACGTTACACACAGATAGACGGAGAAGACTACGGACGTGGGTTCGTTGAGGAATACATCGGTGACATCAAGTCGTTGGAAGCACTGACTAAAGCTATCGTAGAGGGTAGTGCAGCAGCAGCTAAAGTATTGTTCATGGTTAATCCTAACGGTACAACACGTTCACGTACACTGGCTGAAGCTCCTAACGGTGCAATCGTACAAGGGTCTGAAGGAGACGTATCCGTATTACAACTGAATAAATTTAATGACTTCCGTACTGCTCAAGCAACAATGCAAGGGATTACGGATCGTCTGTCACAAGCCTTTCTACTGACATCAGGGGTTGTTAGAGATGCCGAGAGAGTGACCGCTGAGGAGATAAGAATGCTCAGTCAAGAACTGGAAGCTGCCCTTGGCGGTCTCTACTCTCTCTTATCACAAGAACTACAACTACCAATCGTCAGTCGTCTGATGGATCGTATGTCCAAGGACAAGCGTCTGCCTAAGCTACCTAAAGATATTGTTAAACCTACTATCGTTACTGGTGTTGAAGCACTTGGTCGTGGTAATGATTTACAACGTCTAGACTTATTCTTGGCAGGAGCTAATCAGGTAGTAGGACCACAAGCAGTGACACAGTATCTGAATGTTAGTGATTACTTTAAACGTCGTGCTACTGCTCTTGGTATAGAAACTGAGGGACTGATCAAGACGGAAGAAGAAATTCAACAAGCTATGCAGCAAGCACAACAACAAGAGATGATGATGAAGTTGGGTAGTCCTGCCGTAGCACCTGCTATCAATGCTGCACAGGAGCAGTACATGGCACAACAAGAACCACCACCCGAAGAGTAAACTATCATGGCTGAATTACACCGAGTAGAGATAAATGAAAAAGCACCGAATGAGATCGAACCCGTTGACGAAGCGGTTGAAACTCCTGAAGAGCAACAAGCGGAACCACAAGCTGAGGAAACGCAAGAACGTCCTGAGTGGCTTCCTGAAAAGTTTGAATCAGCGGAGGACATGGCTAAGTCATATGCGGAGCTTGAGAAAAGAATGGGACAAGGGACAAAAGAAGTTGAAGAAACTGAACAACCCGAAGAACCACAACAAGAAGAACAACAAGATGATGACAACAAAGAAGAAGCTAGTAATTATAATGAAGCTGTTGTGGAAGCTAGTCAGGAGTTCTTTGCTAATGACGGTCAACTGTCTGAAGAAACTTATAAGAAACTTGAAGAAGTAGGATTGCCACGTGATCTCGTCGATAGTTATGCAGCTGGTCAACAAGCGTTGTTGCAAGGAGAAGAAGCAGAGATCAAAGGAGTCGCAGGTGATAGCTACGATGCAATGGCTGAATGGGCAAACGAACATTTACCACCCGAAGAGATCGACGCATTTGACGAAGCTGTTACAGGAGGCACGGTCAGCCAAGCGAAGTTAGCAGTGCAAGGATTGTACGCTAGGTATCAGAATGCTACAGGTGCAACACAACCTAAGCTAGTACAAGGAGCAGTAAGCGGTACATCTACTATGCCTTTTAAGAGTATGCAGGAATTAGCACGAGCACAGTCTGACCCACGTTATCGTAGTGGTGACAAAGCATATCATCAAGAGATTGACAGACGGCTCGCTGTGAGTAATATTTAACTTTCATAATTAATGTGTGTGTGAAGATGCCTTGGACAGTCCTTTGGGTTTTCTTCCTGTTATCGGTTTCAGGAAGTTTTACGGGTTGCTCCAAGGCATCTTTTTATCCAGCGTTAGGAGCTACAGGTGGTGCTGCTGTTGGTAGTCTAGGCGGTGCCGGTCCTGCTGCGGGTGGTGCTGCCCTTGGATGGGGTGTGGGAGAAGTAGCAAAATACACGGAAGAAAACGCACATTTAACACAGCAAGTCAAGGCGTTGAGCGAGGGAGATATTAAGCAACTCGTTAATAATCAACTAGATGAGTCAATGGATAACGGATTTTTTGACAGTATGTTGACTGAAATTTATGGCTTGCTAAAAGTCTGTTTAATTGGAGTAGTATTGTGGAATGTCATACCGATCATATATACGAGGTACGTTCACAAGAAAGCAAAGAATGGAGTTCCAAATGAAAAGACTTCTTAGGATTTACCGTGGCTTAGATAAACGTGAGAAAGCACTAGTGTTGACAATTGGTGTATTTATTGCTGTTATTGTAATCGGTAATATATTTATTTTATAGACGATTGCGACAATTAGTCCCTCGACCTACTGCGGTAGACAATCCTGTGAACGAAAGAAGTAAGAGTCAAACCAACTAATAACTACAACTATAATAACTACAACATAAAGGAAAATATATCATGGCTAATGGAGATACATCCCCCTCACGTGTTGGACAAGTTAATAGTGCTGGTGATACAGATGCTTTGTTTCTTAAAAAGTTTAGCGGAGAGATTCTGCAAACCTTCGAGGAAAGCAACATCTTTAAAGCACTACATACTGTTCGCACAATCGAAAACGGTAAATCAGCTCAGTTCCCTGTAACAGGAATCGCTTCTGCTGCTTACCATACACCCGGTGAAAACATCGCTGACGCTGGAAACAGCTACCTTAGCGACATCAAGAAAGCTGAGAAAGTCATCACTATCGACAAGATGCTTTTGGCTTCTACTTTCTTAAGCAACATCGACGACGTAAAGAACCACTACGACATCCGCAGCGTCTACGCTAACGAGTTGGGTAAAGCTCTTGCTGTTCGTTTCGATACTGCTCTTGCTAAAGTATTCATCGCTGCTGCTCGTTCTGCTGCTGCCGTAACTGGTGGTAAGACTGGTGGTATCCTTGATGTTTCTGCTAATGCAATGGGTGACGTAAGTGACTCTAGCGACGACTCAGACAACACTGATCCTACAGGTGCAGAATTAACAGCTGCTCTTTTCACTGCTGCTCAGAAGCTCGACGAAAATGACGTTCCTAGCGACGGTCGTTTCTGCGTTCTTCGTCCACAAGAGTACTACAAGTTAATCACTGGTGGTGCTGGACAGCTTGCTATCTCTACTTCTGCTGTCAATAAAGACGTCGGAGGTGTAGGAAGCATCGCTGCTGGATCGATCCCTCAAATCGCAGGTATCACAATCTACAAATCCAACCACATCCCATCGACTAACTTGTCTGCTGTTTCTACTGGTGACGGAGAAGCTGCTAACGACGTGTTCGGTGGAAGCGGAGTAGGATATAACGGAAACTTTACTAACACGCTTGGTGTTGTTTCTCATTCTGCTGCTGTTGGAACTGTTAAACTGCTCGACTTGGCTACTGAATCTGAGTACCAAATCGAACGTCAAGGTACACTTTTCGTTGCGAAGTACGCTATGGGTCACGGAGTTCTCCGTCCTGAGTGTGCTATCGAACTTCAGAAGTAACCACTCTCTCGGTGTTGGGAGGTCTGTGATTCGTTCCGCTCCCTTCTACCGAGTATTTTTATATTATGGCTCTGACAACAAAACTTAACGCAGTAAACACGATGATTAGCGTCATCGGAGAAGCACCCGTCAACACACTAGGAGGGACAGCTGTACCAGTTACTGTTGTTCAAGCTGAGTCCACATTGGACGAGATGAGCAGAGCCATTCAGTCAGAGGGTTGGCATTTTAACACAGAGCACGAATACACCCTTACCCCTGACGCATCAACATCTAAGATAACACTACCTAACAATACGTTACGTGTAGACTTAGACCCACAAATTTATACAGATAGTGATCCAGTACAGCGTGGACTAACCTTATACGACAGGAAGAATCACACGGATGTATGGACTAAGGAGGTTAAAGCCTCCATTACTTTTGAGTTGGACTTCACAGAAATACCTGAGCAGTTCCGACACTACATCACCGTTAAAGCTGCACGTGTGTTTGCTAATCGTTTCCTTGGGAGCCGTGAGATAGAAGGCTTTGCATTACGGGACGAGATAGAAGCAAAAGCTAGAGCAATAGACAGCGACTCCGAGAACGCAGACAGGACGATATTTGACGACTACAGCGTGTTACGAGTGCTAGATAGATAATGCCGTTATTAGTTAACAGCGTACCTAACCTAGCTCAGGGCGTATCACAACAACCAGACAATCTTAGGTATCCCGGTCAGTGTGACGAGCAGGTAAACGCTTGGGCTACTGTTGTTGAAGGACTTGTTAAACGACCGAACACCCGTCACATTGGTAAGTTGTTTACCAGCAGCAATCAGGATAACGCACACGTACAGCTAATAGACAGAGACGAGACGAACAGGTTTGTATCCGTTATAGACAACAATGATCTGTCTGTGTTTGATCTGAATGACGGAAGTGAGAAGACGGCAACTATTACAGCAGACGCACAGACTTACCTTGATAACATCAGCAACCCACGAGAAGACGTCAAAGCGTTAACCGTTGCTGATTATACATTTATAGCTAACAAAGAACAAACGGTAGCGTTGGGTAGTACGACAAGTACAGCTTTAGATTACAGAGCTATCGTGTTCGTTAAGTTGGGTGACTACAGTAAGGAGTACACTGTTGATATAGACGGACACAAAAGAACGTATCGTAGTGGTGACGGTCAGAACAGCGGTAACGAC